TTAATTTGCTTTGCAGACCCATATCCGAAATGCCAGCATTGCCCTATGTATACTTTTTACGTTATGGATTTTCCATCCTAAATATATTTTCCATCGGTATTTTGTGTTCAGAATTTGCATGGAATTATATATTTTCCAATATTTCATATCCCGCGTGACAAGTATATTCCTTTCGGATTCTCCCATTTTGTAATCGTCAATGACTACCACATCTTCCGGATTGATTGTCGTCCCGAACCAGTCAATTGCAAAACCATATGCACAGTTTCTTGACAACCAGAACACACGGCAACAATATCTCTTCAATCTATCAATCAGCGGTAACGGCGCAATGTTAATTGATCTTTTCATCATCCGTCCATGGTTCGGATCATATCGCTTCTCTGCGCGGTAGTATTTGTAAAAATCATATCGCATCCATCCAGGGACATATTTTGTTATGCAGTCTTCGCTATCGCATGAATCATCAAATGTCTGCCACTTCCTTAAGAATCCGTGTAATTCACCGTTTTCATCGGAAAATAGAACAACAATTGGATTGGTGATATAGCAGATTATCATAATGAGTAATTGCAACGGTGCATATAAAAACCATCTCATATAATCACCTCTTTTATTTTTTAACAACTATATCCAAAGAGAAAAATAGGATCACCTCCGGGAGATGGCCGCTCCCACGGCTACAACCGTTGCCGCTATCCACATATTCCGTTGTCGTGTTTTAATTCTGATTTTCCGTTCCGCCTCTTTCTCGTACTCGTTGAATAATTCTCTGGTTTTCTTCAATGAGTTCTCTGTCACTTCGTTCGATTTCTTTAATTTCTTTATTTGTTCGTTTGCTATCTGCAATTCGTTTTCTGCTTTCGCCGATTTCATCTCGGCTTCGTTCAATTGCTTCTCCTGTTCTATCAATAATCTGTCTTTCTTTTCGCTGTTCACTTTCTGCGTTTGAAAGTTCGTTTCTAATGTCGTCAGATCGGTTTCGGAGATCGTGTACTGTACTTCTGCCCGCACAGATAAACCACAGAATAATGGCGACAACCACACAGAAAGCAAGACCGCCAATAAAATAAGCCCTTTTTTGATTATCCACATTTATACCTCCAGATTCATTACATATTCATACGTTGCGTCAGCTCTATTTGCATAACCTTCGGCATATTCTTCACAACAGGCAGCGTATGCGTATTGCTCTCTGAATAATTCATAGATTACATTGATATCCCGCAAGTCATAGCCTCTGTTTTGCCGGCGCATCAAGAAGTTTCTTACAACAGTTTCAGATGTCGGGCACCACATGCCAGCATAAATTGTGCATCTTGTATCGTCAAGATCCGGTACTTCCCAAAGTGTTTCCACATAGTCTTCACAGTCTTCGGCAAGCATATCGAGCTGTGCTTGCTGTCCTTCATCACTCATCAAGAGTTCTTTCAAACCTTGGATAGCATAAGAGTATTTCAAGTCATAATAACTGCGATAAGCATAATGCGCTCCGCCGGAAATGCTTTCCAACAGACGATTAGCTCTTTCTCCTTCCCATTGGCTTACACCAATTGATGGGTAATCGCCTGCGGTGGAACACGAGACAGAACCATAGTCTCCTTCAATCCCTGTCTCAATTATCCCTGTCGCTATCGCCCTTGCCAGTTCTTCTTTCGTCACTTTTTTCTCCTTTCACAAAAAAGAACGGTGGTTTCCCATCGTCCTTTTCGAATATATCCGGTATTTGATTATTGTCTTTGTCTACAAACATTTTACCGATCCCCACTATGCCGCCAACCGCCCCTGCAGATAGGAGCATGGTTATGAATAGCCTTAATTCTGGTTCGTTTCCCTTTCCGGTGATCAGCCAGTCCGCGATTGTCATTAGGATATAAAGCAATATACAGAAAATGCAAATGATTGCATAGAGTATCGACCAGTATAGTAATGGCGCGTTTAGTTTCCGGAAGTAGCTTTTCGCTTTTCTCCAGAGCGATTTCAGTTTTTTCATATCACACCGCCCTCCCGATTAATGCAATCACCACTGAAATAATTGTTGAAATCAAGCCGGCTACTTTATAGATGTTGTCAATTCTATTGTGAGCTGATGCTGCGGTTTGTTCAGATCGTGCCTGCGCAATTTGCAATGCAGTAATTTCAGGGAGCATTCTAACGAGCATGTCAAGTTTTTCTTCCATTTTTGCCATCCGTTCAACAAATTGCATTGTTATTTTTTCTCCGTCATTTCTTTTCATCGTGCACCGCCTCATTATTTAATACGTTTCCAAAAATGCACTTTATACGCGGGTGACTGTACAGTGCTTGAGTTCCCGTAAATGCTGTTCGATTTTGAAGCATCCAATCTAACTCTTAATGCAGATTTATTTCCCGGAAAGATATCCCCCATCGACGGGATTCTTTCTTGCGTGTCATCCATATAAGCCATCCCGTCTGCTCCACCAAACCCTGTTCTATCGCTATATCCAATAATGCTACCAGTAATGTTCGGTAAGCCTGCTTCTACTGTTCCGCCGGCGCCACTTGATGTACCTTGTAACACTCTATCTTGTGCAATTTCTTCCCATTGCGCCAATCCGTCTGCTTCGCCTGGCTTTAGCGCATCGTCTGTTGCTGTTGTAACGACTATCCCAATCGGATAGAGTATGTCAATCATCGCTTTTAACCGTCTGTCTACTACTCGGAATTTCGCGCTTCCATCATTAACTTCTACCTCCCCTGTTACGGTTGACAAATTAGGTTCTGTAGCAGCTGTTGTGGTTCCTGCCTGCGTGCACTCGAGTACGTACTGTTCTCCCAATTTTGGAACTTTTACCATATCACCTATTTTATAAGCAGTGTTCCTTTGAAGAAGAAACGGACTTACTACCATGTTTTCACGGTTTTTCACGAATTCTGTAGTGGCCACATTTTTACTTTTGTCACTTGCTTCTACAGTTGGCGCTGT